AGAACAGGTCAAGCGGGATCATGCGCTCGGTCCCCTTGAGGCTCACCATGTAACCGGCGACCGGGGCCACCTTGCCCGGGGCCCAGGTGAGGCCACCGTTCGCGACAATGTCAGCGGCGACGGTGCGGGTCTCGGTGAAGTTCAGCATGTCGTTCTCTCCTTCGGTGTCCCCGCCGTCTCTCGGCGAGGGCTTCACTCAAACACAGAGCAGGACCGGAATTCCACTCCTGCTCACGTGACGCGCCCCACACGGCACGCGTCCGGGCACGAAAAAAGGGCCCGCTCCCCCGAAGGGAAACGGGCCCTGGCCCGCGGCTTTAGCCGTAAACAAGCTCGCCGAGTGCCGCCACCTGCAACACTTCATCAGCCGTGTTGGCGTCGAAATCGCACTCATCACGATTGAAGATGAACGCCCGACACTCCCGCGCACACCAGTCCGTGACATGCCGGGGACGGTCCTTCTCGGCGCACTTGCGGATTGCCCGCATGAGCGTCGCATGATCGAACTCGACCGACTTAAAGTCGCGCCCCTCGTCCCCCTCCGGATCGTCGATCAGGGCCGCCACCTTCCACGCGTCGGACGCTTCGGACCCCTCGACACCGGTCGTCTCAATGCCCGACCACCACGAATGCGCCAGGGCCACGGACCCGATGATGTGGTCGTAAGTGTCCTTCGGTGTCGCCTTCTCCATGTGCCCTACTCCGCTCGATCGGTTGAACTTACGGCGTCGACAGTAGCACACGACCCCCGAGGCAGGACCGGAATTCCGGCCCTGCCCTACCCGTCAGAGTGCGTCGCCTGCGATGAACCGAGCCACCTCTAGCACGTCCTCGACGGATGCCGACGGGTCAATCTTCTGCGTGAACTCCCGGGCCAGCGTGAGGACTTCCACGCGGTCCGCCCAGAACTCCCCCGCCGTGTCCTCCTGTTGTGCGTCTATCACCGTCATCACTCCGCCTCGTCGGCAAGGTACCGGGCAAGCTCGATCACGGCCGCCGAGCTGTACGGCATGTTCCCCTGCGACAGCAGCTCACGCGCCCGGATGAACGCGCGCTCGCGGTTGATCGTGCCAGGCTGCGGCATCATCGCGTCAAGGAACGTGGGCACGGCCCCCGGGTCGGTGCTCGCGGCCTCGGCGAGGGCATCGTCAAGCGTCTCGCGCTGCGGCTCATCGTCGGCGCACAGCGACCCCGGCGGGCACTCCGACCGCCCGAGTCCATCGATCGCACAACCCCCGGGCGGACACTCGGCCTTGACGTCATCAGGGGCCGTCTCCAGCGTGCCCGAGGCATACCCCATACCCGTGATCGAGCGAGCCATACGGGCCGCGTCACCGGGCGTCAGGTAGACCAGCGCATACCCCGGGTCCTCGTCCACCCGGACCGCGAGACGGCCGTCACTCTCTCGCGTCAGGGTTACCCCGTCGGCGCGTACCTCGGAACAGCGGAACGTGTAGCTAGTCGCTGCGTGCTTGCTCATGTTGCGTTCTCTCCTCGGTAGTTGGGGGTCAGCGGCTGAAGTGCTCGAACCGGGGGAACCGTGCGAACGGGTCACCGTGCATCGCACGCTGTACGCGTTCCTTGGCCGCTCGCTCCTTGGCCCGGTTCAGTTCCTTGGCATCGATCTCCGCGCGTTCCAGCCGGTCCGCCTTGCCGTTCAGGTACGCCGCAAGCTGCCGAAGCTGCCCCGGGGTCAGCCGGGCCCCACCCTTCCCGTCTCCGGCCGTCAGGCGGACGGTGAACGCTTCCGCGTCCGTGTGTACGACAGTCACCGAACCACGGTCGGCGGACAGGGTGGCCTTAGTTTCGGTCTTTTCGTTCATTACCTGATCTCTCCTCAGTTTTCGTTCTCTGTAAGGATGAAGCGCGCCAGGGCCGCAGCCTCGGACGCCTCGGCGAGCACGCGCCGCAGGGCGGGCACGGCCACAACGACGACCGTCGAGCCGTGCCCACGGGTGAACTCCAGCTCGACCGCCGGTTCCCCGCCGTACCCCACCACGGGGCGGGCCGACGCTCGGTCGCACACCGCCCCGTGTGCCTCGGGCAGACGTTCAGTCAAGGTCGTCCCCGTCGCGCTCTTCGCCGTCGTCCCACGCGTCCCACTCGGGGCCGTCGAGCACCGACGCACCGGCCAGCGCGGCATCTTCGGGGGTGAGGTAGCGGCTCACTTGGTGGCCTCCTTAGTGGTGGCGTTGAACGCGTCGCGGGTACGGACGAGACCGGCGAGCACATCGGGCACGGCGGACGAGACGGGGGCGGAGTAGTCGTAAGCGGTACGGGGGGCGGTCCGGCGGGCCGGGCGGTCGCGGTGAATGCGTCGGGTGGTAGCCATGTCGTTCTCTCCTGTTGGTAGTTGGGGGCCCGGCCGGTCAACCGGGCCCCGGGTACTGCGGGTTGTCAGCGAGTGGCGCGAACCTTCTCGATGACCTTGTTCAGTCGCTGTACGGTCTTCTTCACCGACTCGCGGTTCTTCCCGGTCGCCTCGGCCACCTTTGCGGCGGACACTCGGCCGTCCTTCGTGAACCCGCCCTCGACGCGCATGGCTGCGTCCAACACCTCGCGCTGTGCGGGGGTGAACTCATCGAGCACGAACGACGCGTCGTGCTCGGCCGCCTTGCGGTCGTGAAACTCTTCCTCGCGGTCGACGACCGCGCCGTTCTCCTTCCAGCCGTTGCCCTTGCCCTGGCCGCGCGGCACGTGCTTGACGAACTCGCCCTCGGAGTCGGGGCGAACGTACGGCTCACCGACCGCGCGGACCGATACCGCGTAGCTGCGGCCGTCCCACGTGCGAGCCGGAGACTTCTCGCCCTTCTGTGAGCCCTTACCGGACGTGCTCAGACCACGGACGCGCACCGCATCGCGGGACACGTCGAGCGGGTACGTCAGGTGCTCGGCGAGTTCGCCGCCGTTGCGCTCCGCCCACTTGTCCGGGGTCACCTCGTCCGAGGCGTCCAGGGCCGACGCTGCGCGCTCGGCGTCTCCACCCGCGTTGATGTACGCCGGACCCTCGAACGCCGCACGAACCGCGTTCGCGAGATCCAGCGACATGCGCTTTTCGTCGCGCGTCGTCAGCTCCAGAACGGCCGCTTCGTGGTCGCCGTTGGCACGGCCGAGCGCACCCGCATACCGGGCCGCAGCGTCACGCGAGACGCCCGGGGCGGCCTCGGCGAACGCCACGCCCTTAGCTTCCTTGTCGGCGACGTCGAACGCCCGAGTCGTGAACTCCGCGCGGTTGTCCGCCTCGACGTCCCACGTCGTCACGGCCGACCACACGGCCGCCGCAGCGGTCTGGATCAAGTCGTCACGGGACGCCGCTCCGCTCCCCTGGTTGTCCGCCCCGATGGCCTTGAAACCACGGTCACGGGCAATCGCGCCCGTCATGTCGGCGAGGCCGACCATGATGGCGTGCGACGCGATGTTCTGCGTGTCCGACTCGACGAGACGGCGGGTCACCTCTCCCCCGATCGCCTGCTCAATGTCGGCGCGCAGTGCGTCAACGTCGTCCGTCTCGCCGGTCTGCGCGGCGACGATCATGCGGTCGGTGATGGTGGCGTTCATCTGTTTTCGCTCCTCTTCGGTGGCTCACCCGTGTGAAGTGGGTGAGGGGGGACAGTCCCGGGGACCGACCGAAAGAGGGCATGACGAAGCCACAAAAGGGCATGCCAAGATTCCCGAACGGCGGGTTGGCCGGGCGGGGTCTCAGTGCATACAAAAGGACCCCTGCGCCTGATGGAGCGCAGGGGGCATCACGCCGACGACGACGACGCCCCCGAAGTCTTCAAGGGAGTCGCACGCCCGCTCTCACAGATCGAGAGGGTGTCGGTTAAGAGATGGCCCTATGCGCTCAGATCAGGCGAGGGGCCGGGCATGGGCAACACGCGCGTACATCACGAGCCACCGCAGGAACAGCAGCGCGACAACCGCGCCAAGGTCACTCCGGAACACCGCGAGGATGGACGCACGCACAGTCGACGCAACCGCGAGCATCCGAGCACGGAGGGCGGTACGCAACAGGATCACGGTAGTGCGGGCCACAGCGGGGGCGCGCAGGTTCAGTTTGAACCCTGCGGCGAGCCCGAGCGTCGAGCGGAACACGTCCTTAGACGCGGCCACGGAGGCACGCAGGGCCCGGTAAACGCTACCCAACGCGGTGTTTCGACTGCGGCGAGTCATCGCGTTCATGTCCGGGCCCTCCCTCCGTGTTGCGTTGGTGTTGCGTTGTGTTGCGATCACGGCGAACCGCGATGACCACACCTAATCACAACGTGAACGCCCCAACACAACGCGCCCCCAAACATAACGATCACTCCCCCGGGGTGTCCTACCTCGGGATGAGGGCCCCCACCTGCACATATTCCCGCCGGAGTACGCAGGGCCGGAATTCCGGTCCTGGGGTTGTATGTGACCGAGGCCACGCCGTTACACGCGTGATTTGCACAGAGAGTCAGTGAACCTGTGCGCGCAGTTCACGAGAAAGCGACAGATACCGGGCCGCTCGCTCCAGCGTGGCCGGATCGTCGCCGAGCAGACCTAGAGCGGCGTTGCACTCGGAATGCAACAGTCCCCGGACGTACCCGGACACGTGATCATGGTCGACGACGAGCCGCACACCCTTCGGGGCACGCTCTCCGCACACGAGACAACGCCATCGTTGGCGGGCCCCCATGCGCCGGTACTCCTCCCCCGTGATGCCGTACGCGGCCATGAGCCGCCGCTCACGCTCCTTACGCGTGTCCCGGGTGGCTTTCCTCCTCGACGTTGTGCAAACGCGGCAGCGGGCCGTACGGCCGTCCGCACTGCGCGCGTGTCGGGGGAACCGGGCGAGCGGTAGAACGTCCTTGCAGTCGGGACACGTCTTCACGCTCACCCGGCTACCTCCTATCCCTGGTATGCCCACTCTGCGGGCAGTCCGTAGCCGTCCGCCCAGCTCGACCCGTAGACCTCACAGTCAGTGTCGAGCGGGACGCCGTGCAGCTTCATGTACATAGCTTTCGAGCACTCGCGCGCGATGTCCTCGGCCTGATCCTTCGGAGCCGTGCCAACAACCTCGTCGTGAATCCACCCGGTGAGGTACTGCGTAAGGCCCCGGTCGTCCATCTCGATCAGCGCACGGCCCATCGTGTCCCGCGCGGTCGACTGGCACGCGTACGCCACGACCTTGTAAAGCCGGTCACGGTCCAGGTGCAGCCGCCGACCGGTGACCGTGGTCAATACCGCGCGGTCGGCCATGGCCTCACGTTGCATGGACCGGGCCCAACGCTTGATGCCAGGGAACGCCCGGTTGTACCGCGAGAGGGTGTCGGCCATGACGTCGACTGTCTGCCCGGTCTGCTTTGCCAGCGTCGCCGCACCACCCTGGTACGCCGTGCCGAGACCCGCGATCTTCGCCAACGTCCGCTGGAACTTGGTGAAGTCGTCGCCGAACATCATCGTCGCCGCGAACCCGTGAAGGTCCTTACCCTCGGCGATAGCCTGCGTCATGCGCTGCTCACCGGACAGGGCCGCCAACACCCGCAGCTCTACGGCCGCCTGGTCGACGGAGAAATACACCTCCCCCGGGTCGGCCACAACACAACGCCGGATCGTCCAGCCCTTCGACGGGAGTTGCTGCAACGGCGGGTCAGACACCGACGCGCGGCCGGTCTGCGCGCCGAGCGGGTTAAGCCCCGGGTGTACGCGGTCGTTCGCGTCGCGGTTGGCTAGCATCGCCTCGGCGTACGACGTCGACCACTTCCCCGCGCGCTTCGCACGCAACACCGCCTCGGCGAGCGGGTTAGGCGTACGAGCGTTGAGCCGCTGCCAGTCCGTACCCAAGTCGGCCATAGGCAACAGCACTTCCTTACCAACGGCCAGCGCTCCCCCGGCCGTTCGCTCCGTCAGGGTCTCGCCCATACCCTGTAGCGCCGCCGCTACCTGCTTCGGGGAGTTGACCGACGTCACGCCGTAACGAGCCGCCACCGCTTCATACTTGGTCTTGTCCTCGGCGAGCCGGTGAACGAGACCTTCCGTGTACTCCGGATCGATCCGCATGCCGCGCCGCTGTAGCTTCGCGCACACAAGCGCTAGCCGGTGCTCGTAGGGAATCAGGGCCTCTCGCCCACCCTCGGCCCGGAACCGCTCCATCAGACGCGGCAACAGCCGCGCACAGAGCACCGGATCGAGCGCGGCATAGCGCAGATACTCCGGGTTGAACAAGTCGATCAGGGCCCACCCGGTCGACTTGTTGCCACCGGCCTTACGGAACTCGGCCTGCAAGGCACGCTGCGGGTCCTCGGCGAGCGGGTCAACGTAGTGCGCCGCGAGCGGCTTCAACGACAGCCCCACACCCCCTTCGAAGTCCTGGCGGGAGTCGGTCAGATGGGCGATGATCCGCGTGTCGGTGATCTTCGGCATGTGTTCTTCGAGCGACACACCGAGGGCCGCATCAGCCGCAAGCGCATCGAACGTGCCGTTCTGATAGACCAGACTCGGCAGCGTGCGCAGGGCCCAAGCCACCGTCTCGGCGAACTGCGGGCCCAACTCGACCGGCACGACCCACGATTCGTACTCCGTACCGAACTGCCACAACCGGACGCGGAACGTCGGCGAATGCCAGTTGAGCCCGGTCGTCTCCGAGTCGGACCCAACGGGCCGACCCGTGGTCGCTATGTCGGCAACCCAACGCCGGAACGCCGCCAAGTCCTCGGGCCGCTCGACCACGTGATAGGCGACCCGCTCACCCGCAACCACCATCGTCAAGTTCTGCATGTCTCTCCTCACGCAAAAGGGCGAGCAGGACCGGAATTCCAGTCCTGCTCGCCCGTATCGAGCCGCTACTTACTCACCGCTGAAGATCCCCGGACCCGCCGGGGCCGGTTCGCGCACGTCGCGCAGGTTCCGGAAACCCTTCTTGCCCTTGTGTGGACCCGACCCCGCACCCTCCATCACGCCCGGGAATGTCCGCACCGCGTCATAGAACTTGTTGCGGGTCATGGGGTGTTTGATCCCGCACTCATCGACCCACTCGCGGTACCGGTTCCATGCGTCCGGCTTGTTGACGAACGAGCCTTCGGAGACTTCGTATTCCTCTCCGATGAACCCTGACAGCGGGTGCGACGCGTCCCGGTAGTGGGCCGTCCGACGCTCGACCGACGTCGGGAAGTCGAGACCCTGCCCGGCCGCATACTTCGCGAACCAGCGGACCGCACCGGCAACCGCCCATGCGGCGATACCTTCGCGCTCCCGCTTGAGCGTCGACTGAAGGTGTCGATCCTCGCGGCCCCGGAAATCCTGCTCCCACGGCACGACACGAACACGCTGCCAAAGGGCCGCGTCCGTCGCGTCGACCTCGGGCACGTAGTTGGTATCCACCTGCACCAGGCACGACGGCTTGAACGTGATCTCATTCCGCGCGTACACGCCCCGGGCCGAGATGGTCTGATCGCCCGTCACGGACTTCATGAGCGCTTGATCGAGCGGCATATGGGCGGGCCACTCCGACGAGATCACGAGCCGCTTACCGCGCAGTCCCACGACGTCCGCGCGCGGGCCGCCCGACTCGCGCCGACGCTGGAACAACGACGCGTCAACTCGGTGCGCCGCAGCGCCGAACACGTCTTCAAGAGTCGCCGTGAACGTCGTCTTACCGTTCGTCGTCGGCCCCACGTGCATCACGAAACAACGCTCGACCGACAGACCCGACAGCCCGTAGCCGACGAGTTCCTGAAGGAACCCGCCCATGGCGTCACTCTCCGGGTGGCACTCCCGAATGAACTGGTCCCAACGTGGGGCCCGAGCCTCCGGCTTGTAGTCCACACCCACGAAGAACGTGTTCATGTCCGCCGGGTTGTGCTCCGTGATCTCACCCGTTCGCAGGTTCACCATGCCGTTACGGAACGCAATCTGTTCCGCGTTCGCGTCGAACTGGTCAACGGTCGCGTACACACCGGGAATCGACGACAGCATGTCGACCATGCCGCGCACCTTCTGCGCATCCTGCGACCGCTGAACCCACTTGCTATGCGCGTCCGGGTTCGAGTGGCCGGACTCCTCCCCCATCGACCGGATGACGGCGCGAACGTCCGCGTACAGAGCTTCCGTTGGGACCTGCTCCCACTTCTTGCCCTGCCACTTGAACACGCCCGCACCAGGCACCATGCGGACATGTCCGCCGAGCCGGTTAAAGAGACGCTGCGCGTTCCCGAGGTCCGTCAACGGGAGCGGGGCACCAGGGGCGGAATTCCGGTCCTGCGTCCGCTCAACCTTCGGTTCGGGCTCATCGGCGCGAACCAACACCGCGCGACGTACGGCCGCATGGAACGCGCCCGCGAACTCCTCGGGGCCCTCGGCCCTCCAGTCCGTAAGGTCGAGCCCCGCCGGGATGCCTTCGAGCCGACGCACCATCACACCTTCGCGGACGAGAGCCTTAGCCAACTCCTCCGTGAACGCCTCCCCCGCCTTGTCCCGGTCACCGGCGAGCACAACATCAGCGTCTCCGAGACCGGCCGCTATCTCCCGTATCAGAGACACGTTCCGGGCCATACCCGCACCCCGGACCATGACGACGTTGTAACCCTGTGCCCACGCCGTGAGACCGTCGCTCGGGCCCTCGGTGATGACCCACGTGTCGAAACCCGAGTCATTCCGCAACACGCCGTACTTCGACCACGTGCCACCGGAGTTGGAAAGCGAGACCCACCGCACCGGGCACCGGCCGGACAGGTCGCGGCCCTGCGCGCCCCGCGCCATGCCGTCGAACCCGAAGAACGGGACGACGAGACGCGGATACCGCGCGAACGTGTCGCTCACAAAGTCAGGGTTGCCCCCGGTCGGCGCGTACGCGGCCAGCTCCAGCCGCGCGAACTGGTCGGCGGACAGCCCGAATCGGTGCGTCGCGTACTGCTCCGCCGCCTCGGTCGCGTCCAGGTCGACGAGACCGTCAAGCCACATCCGGAGGGCCGCAACCTTGCCAGCGTCGACCGGGGCCGCAGCCGCCGACGGGGCCGTCTCGACCCCTTCAGCGTCCACGTTCTGTATGTCGCCCCATCCGAGGCGGGCCGCCTTCAGGACGTCGCCGGTAGCGCAGTTGGCCCGGCAGGATACGCCGAGCTTGCCGTTCTCGTGCAGCGACAGCCACAGCGACGGCGAGCTATCGGCGTGCGCCGGACACCGGGCCAGCCACTCCCCCGGCTTGTAGTCCTCGGCTCCGCCGAGTCGTTCGAAGATGGTCGACAGCTTCATTCGGGTCTCTCTCCTTACCCTCGTGTTCTCGTTCGCATGGGTCTAGTGGGCAAGGGGGGACACCCTCACTCGTCCAGTGATTCGACCCCTAGGACGACCGCACGGAGCCGTCGGAACTGCTCCAGCGACATGACCACGTATGAGCCCTGCGGGCCCTTCCCGCGCCGCTTCACGACCGCCGCACCGAACGGGGTGTCGGCCGCCTCGGCTTCCCGCTCCGCCTGGTCGACGAACGACGCAAGGTTGATCTCTTTATGGTTCTTCGCCTCCAGCGTCCACGGCCACGCGTCCAAATCGCCCGTGTCGCGGTAGCCGGTCTGTGCTTTCCGGAACGCCAAAAGACGGCGGTCCGCGAGACCTTCGTTCAGGTACTCACGGACCGCCGACTCAAAGGCAGTTCCCTTGCGCTTAGCGGCTGTCACCGCGAGCCACCCGCACAGCAGCGATCACAACGGCGACCACCGACAGGGCGAGCCACGAACTCACCACGCCGACAAGCACCCACCCCAACGCATCCCACGGACTCACTCCGTACCCTCCTCGTTCACCCAATGCACGTACGCACCGCGCATCGTGGCCACTCCAGCGGCCAACCACACACGGTCAAAGTCCCTACGCCTGCGGGCAGATGGACGGAACACGAGAACGTCACCCGTACCCATCTGCCGAATGTCACCGAGGGCCGGGGCCTGGTCGGCGTTCACAACACGAATCACTTGACGTGCCCCCACGACGTGCCCTTGACGATGTGTCGAGCCGCGCGGGTCGAGATCCCGAATGCAGCGGCCAGCCGAGCCAGGTTCGCGCCAGCCTCGGCCGCATGCCGGATAGCTCGAACCTTCTCCTCGTTCATCTTGGCCGCGCCGTTGCCGGTACCGGTCGACGGATGCAGCGACACACCGAAGCCACCGCCGGGCGGAGACTGGACGGAAACGCCCGCCTCACGGTCGAAGTCGTCGGCGATGGCGGCCAGTTCGGCGTACGAGACGCCCGGGGCGCGGAACGGGTAGCGCATGATCTCTTCGGCGGTACGCATGTCTGTGTTCTCTCCTAGGTATCTGTGTCAGCAGGGCCGGAATTCTGGACCTGCCCAAGGGTGGGGCCCGCCTCCTCGACGGGCCCCAACTCGCGGACTTAGAACGGCGGCTCGTCGTACGCGGACGAGTCGTTCAGGACAGCGTCAATGTCCGCCGGAACGCGGCCGTGAACGTCGATGACCGGCTTTCGGTAGGCCACATCGACACCGGCCTTAGTGGTGAACTGCACCAGCTCCAGCCGCAGGGTGCAGAGGGCCGGACCGCCCACACGCTCAAGCGCGTTCTCGACCTCGTGAAGGACCTTCACCAGCTCCCAAGAGCCGGACACGAAACGGAACTTGCCAAGCTGCGGATCGTCGGCAAGACGGAACTTGACCTCGACCGAGGGGGCCGGGCCACGGCCGGACTTGGCAGCCGCCTTGCGGTCTGCGAGCAGCTTCGGGCAACCGCACGGGGTGCCCTTGTCCTCGTCGGGAGAAAGGAACGACGCGCCGTCACACTCGTGAATAGGGCCCTGTCGACCCCACAGGACCATGCGGGCCCTGATGGCGTCCAGACCGTCGATGACGACCTTTACGGCGTCCTTCTCGGTCAGGATCTCAAGGCCGTCCTCGGATGCCGTCTCCCACTCCTCGGGCCGTCCGCCCATCAGTTCAGAGATCGCCTTAGCGGTCTCCGGGTCGCCGGTCGTGACGCGCCACTCGCTCAGGCTCTCCGGGCGGTTGCCGTTCATGCGGCCCGAACGGAAGCGGCCCACCGTGTCGTTCTTGAACATGCGCGGCTTGGGCTTGGCGTCGGGGTCGGTGTCGAAGATCGCGAGGGAACGAGACATGCGGAATTCTCCTGTGTGGCTTGTGAGTTGGGGGTGCGACGAGAGGGGCGCGTGTCCACGCGGCGGCGGCCGTCTGCCGCGCCCCTCCGTCGTATGTGTGAAGTGGGCCAGGGGGGACAGTCCCCGACGGGTTACTTCGCCCGTCGCTGCGTACCGGTGACCAGCGCGGTACCGCCCGAGGCGACCGGCTTACCGATGACCTGCTTCGACGTCTCGCGGTCCCAGTCGAACGTCTTACGCAGCGCAAGGAACTGCTCAAACACGCGGTCGGACACCTCAACCGGCTTGAACGCCCACTGTTCCGGGGTGATGTGCAGGACCGCCCCCGCGCGGATGTGCGGCATGGGGGTCTCATTGCCGTCCGCGTCAATGATCTTGTCGGCGTAGGCGTAGGCCGTTGCCTGAAGGCTCACATCCGGGTAAGTCGCCTTCGACGTCTTCCAGTCGAGAACCGCGATCTCGCCGTCAACCTTCGCGATGGCGTCGAACGACCCCGCGTAGTTGTGGGTGTCGCTCCATGCCACGTCTTCCAGACTGATGAACTCCGGCTGCACCGTGTCAAGGAACTCACTGAAGTGCGCCCGGTAGGGCTCAAGGTCGGGATGCACGCGCCGGACGATCTCACCGCGCGCCAGCCGCTCGAACATGTCGTGTGCGTCCGAGCCGATGTCGGCCCGCTGCTTCGTGTACCGGCGCGACGCGCCCTTGACGTAGTCGATCGCGCCCTGTCGGTCATTCATCGCGAGACCGACGAGAGAGCCGATGTTGTCGACGGCGCACTCTGCCGCCATCTTCGCGGCCCAGAAGGTGAGGAACGGCTTAGGCAGCATTCCAATCACACTCGTCACGCCCGGGGCCTTAACGCCCGTCTCCGGCTCGACGTAGAACCGGGAACCGCCGCGCATGATCGTGTTTACGTTCGACACTCTGTCTCTCCTTCGCTCCCCCGTTGCCGGGGCTCGTTCTCTTGCGAAGGGGTTTAGAGGGAAAGGGGGGACACCCTAGGGAAGAAAGAAAACGTCTTCCCTCTCCTTCTTTCCTGATACGCACATAAGAAAGAAGGAACGGGAAGACGTTTTTCGTCTTCTCTCACCGGCCGGAGCGAGAGAGACCGACCCCGCCGGAGGGGCGAGGCCGTGAGCGCCCGCGTGCGGGCATGAAAAAGGGCCCCCGCTCCCAGTGGTGGGAACGAGGGCCCGAGGCCGTCAGACGACCGTGTGCGGCTTCCTAGCTAGCGGACGGGGTGAACTCCTCGGCCGCCGCTTCGTTCAAGGCGCGCGCTACGCGCTCGGCCGCCTCGGCGGACCGGTAGCGGTTGATCAGCCGGTCACCGCGCCCCGCCGAGCGGGACACGTCGAACGCGGGCTCTCCGAGTGCCGCGCTCCGGTCGTCTACGCCGTAGATGGGGGTGGTCATTCCGCCGTGTCTCCCGTGTCCTGAGTCTCGATCATGGTCAGTAGCTGATTGAGGCGGGATGCCGCCCCCTGGAACCCCTCGGGAGTGGGCCCGTGGTCGTCGCCCCACTCGCCCCGCTCGAAGAAACGAGCGATATCGATCGGCGCATCCACGGGGTGGATGTTCTCCCACGCCCACCGCAGACCCTCGGCGGTGAACGGCCCCGAGCTAGTCACGCTTCACCGCCGGGCCGTCGATGCCGTCCGGGAAGTCGTAGACCGTTCCCGCGTCCGGCGGAATCTGGACCGTGATCGTCTCGACCTCTTGCGGCTCGATCTCCTCCCCGGCCTCCCACGCCGCCGTAATGGCGTCGAGCCGTCGCCGGTAGCCGCGCGCCAGCATCTCCCACCCTGCGCGCCGGATGCTGCCCGCAGGTTCCTGCGCGGCCCGCTCCTCCCACTCCTCGGCCTCACGCGTCCACCCCTGGCAGGTAACCGCGTAGTCGTCGTGCGTCAGCTCCAGCGTGATGCGCCGGGTCTCTTCTGGCCTGCTCATGTGCTGCTCTCCAAAGGAAGGGAAGGGGGCCCGCTCCCCCACGGAACGGGCCCCGGTTGGTGTGACTACTTGGCTTCTTCCGGCTCCGGAGCCATGCGGTCGCGGACGGCCTTGATCCACTCCTCCAGCTTGTCCAGGTGGCCGAACGCGTCGGCGATGTCCTTACCGCCCAGGTCATCGAAGTACGCGATGTCGAGCGACTGCGCGGCTTCTTCGAGCTTGCCGAGCAGCAGCGCCACGCGCGCCCGGGGAGCGGCCTTGGTGGCCTTGTCAGCCGCTCCGGCCGCCTCGGTGGCTGCGCCCTCGGCCTTAGACGTGGCGGCCTCCAACTCGCGCTTCTGTGCGTTCTTCTCGTTCTTCAGCTCCAACGCCGTCTTCGGCTTGATCTTCAGCACGCGGAACACCGCATCGGAGAGGGATTCACCCTCGTTGACCTTGACGCCGGAGTAACGGGCCCGCCGCTCCTCACTCGCACCGTCCAGAGCGCGAACCGCCTGCACGCGCACCGCGTCCATCTGCCCACTGATGGACGTCTGGATGCGCTTGCGCTCCCGGTAGACGTCCGACTCTTCGTCGAGCCCCGCCGTGCTGATACCGCCCTGTTCGTACACAGCCTGCGCAGCGTCGCGGTATGCCTGCGAAGTCGCCTTCAGGTCCGGCAGACCACGCTTGTCCGACAGCCGCTCGCGCACCTGGAACAGAAGCTGCGCGGTCTCGTTCGCGCCCTGCGCACCCTTGACGACTGCGGCAGTCGTCTCCCGAACCTTCTCGGCAGCCTGGCCGACCAGGGCGACAACTTCGGTGTCGTCCTTGTAGTTCTCCGAGGCCAGCGAAGGGGCCGCCGTCGCCGTACGTGTGGCGACCGCCGAGCCCTTGGCCGCAGCCTTCGCCGCGTCGGCAATCTTGCTCTGTGCCGCCTTCATGCGGGTCCGGAGCTGCGCGCGCTCCGTGCCGGACACGGCCAGAATCAGCACCTCAATGCGCTTGACCGCCGTGTCGACCTGCTCCCCGGTGATGCCGCCCTTCTCCATCGACTCGACGAGCGCCGCCGCCTCGGCGTACGACTTCTCAGCCTCGGTCGGCTCGGCCGTCTTCGTGTCCTTCTTGGTAGCCACTTCGTTACCCTCCGTGCTCGTGTTCCAAGTGTCAGAACTGACATGCTTCCCGCAGTTCCCGCAAAGCGCGGTTTCCGGGGAGTGCGCCCAGCCCTGCGGCTCCGCCGACTGCCCCTTGCAGAGCGTCTTACCGTCCCGCAGCGCGTGAGGAACCTTGCCCTTACCTACGGTCGCAATCTCCCCGCCCAGCTTCAGCACGTCGCCGACAGTCACGGTCCCCACCACTTGAAACACCAGCTCTCTGTTTCCGCCCCCCGGCCTGTCCGGGTGACTCGGGCGTCACAGTACACCCACCCGATGGGGCCGAGCAACACGCCACCCCAGGGACGGAATTCCGGTCCTGCGTTCGAGGGCAGGGACAGAATTCCGGTCCTGCTCCGGAAACGCAGAAAAGGGCCCCGCCACCGATCCGAAGATCAGTAGCGGGGCCCAAGGGGTCACGCGTCAGTTGCTCGATTGATGCTCGGCACGCCGTCCCGATATCCGGGGACGCCCGCCTTTACGCGAAGGTGCGCCGCGCGCTCCTCCTCGATCTCGTCGGCCGATACGTAACCGGCGCGAGCGAGGGTGTCATATCCGCCGAGCGCGGTAACCGTCTCGTCGAACTCCTCGGCCGTGACTCCGCCGAGTGCCTTAATGATCGCGTTCTTCATGCGTTCTCTCCATTGATGAGTTCGTCAACCTGTCGGTGAAGCTGCCCGATCGAGCCGCCGTTTACCAGCACTTCCCGGGCCAGGTCCGGCCCGAGCGTTTCGGATACGTGCGCGTTCCCGCCGACCCCCGGGCGCTCCACAAACCAGATGTGGAACCCGCGTTCGGCAAGCGCGCGAGCCTCATTGGCGAACCGGACGTCCGGCACAACCAACGGGGCGTCAACTTGTGTGCGCTCGACCAGCCGTTGCCACCAGAATTCGGGGCTCACGTGGTTACGCACGCCCTCCGTGCCGAGCCGCTGAAGGAACCGACGGGCCTCGGGGTACCGGTCCTTGACCCGCTCCCACCCGTACCGGCGCACAGCGTCAACGAGGTACACGGGCAGAAACCCGAAGTGCCCCGGCTCGCTACCGACCACCGGGTTAATGTCCAGTGCCATCGTCTTCAGCGGGTCGGCGAGTGCGCGACGCTCGAAACCGTGCTCCTCGACGAGCCGGTTCGCGATCGTGTCTTTCCCGCTCCGCGCCCGTCCGATGATGCCGACACCGCGCAACTGAACCCCTCCTCGGGTTGGTTAACCGTCCGGAGGGATTCAGTGGGCACGGGGGGACATCAGCCCTGCGGCTTCTCCTCGAACCACGCGAACGACTGTGCGGCCGTCTCGTCGACTACCGCGCCGAACTGCGGTTCGTTGGGCTCGGGCAGGGTGTGCGGGCACTCACAGCACGCGCTACGCGCCGCCTCGACGGCCTTAGCGGTCTCCGCCTCGGCGTGCTCGGTCAGCGTGACGCGAGACGCGGCAGAGTGACCCGCCCACAGTGCGGCCACCGCCGTAAGAGCGGTGATCACCGCATCGGCGTCGATGCCGGACACCGCCGGGAACACGCGACCGAGGATCGCGATAAGCGCGACCAGTGCGGCACGCGCTCGCACCGGGTTGGCCTTGATCAGGTCGAACACTTACTTACCTCCGAAGGATGTGATGAGAGCGGCCACGGCACCACCGAGCGCGGTAACGCTCGTGATCGGGAGTGTGTACTTCCAACGCTCGATGGACCGGAGCCGCGTTTCGTGGTCGGCCAGTCGCGAGACCGTTTCGGCCTGATGCTGTGTCAGTGATCGCACGTCGTCGCGCATGCCGATGATCTCGTCGTAGATCTCGCGCGAGCCGATGTGGACTCCAAGCGGGTCTCGCTCAGCCATGGTTTAGTACCCCCCGCCTCGGTAGGCGATCGATTCGAAAGATCCGTACGCCGCGTTCGCGTAGCGCACTCCGGCAACGATGTTGGACACCGGGTCGAACGGGTCGTTCGCCAACTGCGGGAGCCTGTACGCCTGGAACGTCGGATCGATGGTCTGTATGAGCCCCTTGGACGGGGTGCCCTTCGCTGCGTTGCTGTCGTGCAGGTTGATCGCGCGAGGGTTGCCCCCGCTCTCGACCATTACGCGAGCCTTGATCGCCTCGGCGGAGGGGACGAGATCCCCGTTCTTCCGCAGCTCCTCGCGAGCCTGCGCGATCCACGCGTCAAGGTTCCCGACCTGCACCGTCCGGGCGACCGCCTGAACGACCACAGTGGAGCGCTGCGGGGCCGCCGCAACCTTCACGGCCTTAGACGTCGACAGCAGCTTTCGCAGCGTCACGGGGCCCGGGATGCCGTCGGCGTCCTTCCCGGTGAATCCCAACGACTTCTGGTAAGCCTGGTAGTTCAGCCGGTCGGCCTCGGTCCAGTTCGGGCCCGGCCCCTGCTTGTAGTTCTTGCCGAACCCGCGCTTAACCAGGGCCTGACCCATGGTCGTGATGTGCGAACCGGACGCGCCCGGCCCGTACTTCTTGCCGTCGATCGTCACGGCCCCGCCGGACGGCTTCGCCGGAGTTGTCGGCTTGGGCTTCGCGGGAGTGGTCGGCTTGGGCTTCGCCGGGGTCGTCGGCGCGGGCTTGGCCGGAGTCGCGGGAGCCGCCGGAACGGTGATCTCCTGCCCCTCCTGGACCTTGTCAGGGTTCTTCACGGTCGGGTTCAGCGCGAGCAGGGCAGCGAGCGAGATACCGGCCGCCGCAGCAATCGCCGACAGGGTCTGTCCCCGCTTGAGCTTGACCTTCTTCGTGCTCGGCTTGGCGGTCGAGCCGGTCGAACCGCCGTACTCCTTCAGCAGCTTGGCGAGCTGCTTAGGCCCGGGAATGCCGTCGGCCGCCGAGCCGCCGTCACCGATCTTGATCTGATACGCGCGGAACGACTCCGTGTCAGCGCTCCCCCACGTCGGCCCGGGGCCCTCCTTGTACTTCGAACAACCGGCCTTGACCAGCGCGCGACCCATGACCGTGATGTGATCGCCGGTCGCACCGGGGCCGTACTTCTTGCCGTCGATGGTCACGGCCTTACCGGTCGTGCCGGTCGAGCCGTACGCCGGACGGCCCACACCGAGGATGACGTTCCGGGGACGCGTCTTGTAGCAAACAGCCCCGCCGCTCCCCTGGTTGGGGCCGGACCCCGCAACGGTGTTGCCCTCAACCGTCTTCACCGACTGGCCCGGGGCCGAGTCGGCGAGAACGAACCCCACGTGATCGGCGGTCGGCCCGCCGTCCCAACTGAAGAACACGACGTCGCCCCGCTTGAACGTGGCGGTCCGGCCGTACCAACGACCCTTGTTCTTGAAGTAGTTCACATGCGACGGGCAGTAAGCGAACTTGCCCACCGCCGCAGCCTCACCACCCACGCTCGCGCAGTACGACACGAACATGTCGCAGAACGGCTGATGGCTCATCGGGTACCAGCGACCGAACACGGTGTCGTATCGCTTGCCACTCGGCGACTTACCACCGACGTACCCCTGATCGGCCCACTTACTGGCCTCACGCAACACAGCCTCCAGGCTCATGTATGCGCTCCTTCCTACCTCACACCCAGGACCGGAATTCCAGCCCTGCTCAATCGATCGGGAACGGCGTCCCGTTGATCACTCCGAGCCGTTCGGCTGCGTCGCCCGGAAGCGTCGTAACCAGCGGCTCGTAAAGTCCTGCCGCCGCTGCGGCCTCGTTCTCGTTCGCGCCGACCACCCGGAACGACGACGAACCGTCGCCCTCTTCCCAGTTCCAGCCACCCGGCCACGCCCACAACCAACGGAACGTGCGCCACGGAAACACCGCATCGCCGATCTGATGGTCTTTCATCATTGCTTTGGTCGCGACCAGCGACGGGCCCCTAGTGCCCCTCTCCGTCACCGGAGTTAGCGTGAACGTCTTCGCGTACACGAACACGCGGATGTCCATCACGACGACTGCGTTGTTGTTGCCGACCATGCCCACGTCGTAAAGGTCGGCCTCTCCCCCACCACCCAACGCGCTTCGCATCGTGCCCGGATAGACCACGCTCGCCGGTAGCAGCTCCGTTCGCGTGCCCAGCTTCGGCGACCTCTCCAGCGCACCGAGGCGGCGCGTGATGTCCTTCAACTCGTCGACGAGCGACGGCTTCCCGTACACCTCACACCCCCAACGCCGTGACCGTGCCCGGAACGTATCCCTCGGCCGCCGCCGCATCCTCCGACAACGCGAAGATGACTGGGGCGTCCAGGTGCGGCGAGTACGGGAAGCTACTTACCGTCGTCACGTTCCCGTACACGTTCAGGCTGAACGACTCCGAGCCGTTGCCCTCTTCCCAACCCCAACGGCCGGACCAACGCCACACCCACCGGTAACGCATCCACCGCCACGCGGTGTTGAACGGTTCCGGGGCCGTCTTCAAGTCGGCGTAGGTGACCCGCTTCTGTAGCAGGTTCTTGCCTGTGCTGTCGAGAATCCGCGCGTCGACCGGCACGCCCGTTGTTGGCATGCCGCTCACGATCAGCGAGCGAATGCGCCACTCCATCACGAGGATGGGGTTATTCAGACCGGCCGCCGAGACAACCGCAAAGTCGGTCCACGCCGCGCGATCGGCCTGCGTGTACGCGGTCGGGTACGTCTGCGCAGGCGACATGCGGTCGGCCTGCCCGCCCCTCTTCGGATTCCTCTCCAGCGCCGTCAGACGACGCTTCATCGACGCCAACTCGGCCGCCAACGACGGGTTGTAGAGCGACGTAGCCACTAGCCCACCTCCTCGAACAGGTCCGCCGGGACGAGCGTAAGAGTCGTCTCTTCGCCGTTGCCGTCGACCTTCGTGTCAATCTCCGTCACCAGGTACGCCGTTCGGTCACCCCGGATCGTCCCAAGCTTGTTGCCCGGCCACCACGGCAGACCAACGCGAACGCCGACCACCTGACCGACGTTGACGTCTTCGACCGCCGGGAACGCGTCCGGGTGCAAACGCACCTGCGGAACGACGACTTGCTTTGAACCTTCACGAACCATGCGGTCGGCGTGCGCCTGAAGGGTCGCAACCCGCGTCACGTCCATGTGCGACTCAACGGCCTCCATGCGCGGCACACGGGTCCAAAGCGCGTTCTCGGTCTCCGAGTCCTGCGAGTACGCGATAAGGGTCTGTGACCCCTCTCCCGCGCCCGTAGTGCGGCCCTGCGTCAGCATGTTGGTTCCGTCGCCCGTCACGGCCGTTACGTCGCAGTTAACGCCGTGCTCCAGCTCCAGGCCGGACACTTCACCGCTCGCCGGATACAACACCTTGAAATGGTTGACGATCTCCGAGCCGTTCCAGTAGTGGTCAATCCTGAAATTGAACCCCTGGATCACGGCGGCCATTTGCTCGACCGCTTCCCCAACGTTCTTGTACTCGTACCAGTAGTAAGAGCGGGTCCGCGTGACCCCGGTCGGCTGCATCACGCCCCGGCCCGGAACCGGCTTCTCGTCCTCGACCTGACCGGCCCAATCAAAGACCAACGCATCGGGGCCCCGACCGATTTCGACAGCCTCCCCGCCCGTGTCATCCGGCCGGTCGGCCTGCGTCCGCAGCAGGCTGTACACAATGTCAGCCTGGTCCCAATCCACGTAACGGGCCTCGGTCGGCGTGTACGCCGGGTCATAGCGGCCCGACCGCATGTTTACGCACCGACGCCGGTAATACGACCACAGGCCCTCACAGTTGAGCGTCATCTCTTCGCGCTCCATGTCGACGGACCACGTCACGAGCGGGCCGCCGAACACGAGACGCGTGCCCCGCTGGATGTACACCAAGATGCGCCACGGCTGGATTACGTCCCAGCTCTGACCCTTCATCGGATCGTTCGCGAGCGGAACCGTAAGAGTCGCCTTGCCCGGGGCATTCAGCGCACGACTGAAGTCGACCGAAGACACAGGCAGTTCGCCCCAAACCTCGCCCGACTTGAACTCTGCGAAAATGACCCGGTACATGACTTCCCTCTCTACACAGTGGGGCAGGGCCGGAATTCCAGCCCTGCCCCGTGACGCCCCTCGACGGGGCCCTTACACCTTCGGCGACACCGTCGCGAAGATCGTGGTGTTACCGCTGATCTTCAGCTCTTGGTTCGGCTTCGGCCGGATGGAAAGCCAGTAAGTCGCCTTCGCTCCGGCGGCCAACTCCAGTACCCAGGACGGCGATGCGCCCCCGCGAAAGTGCGGGGAGTCCGGAGCGAAATACACCTCGGAGTACGACACGATGCCGTTGGCCGTGCCGTTCTGGTCGCCGACCGTCGCAAACCCAATGGTCGACGTGATGTTGCCGGACGCCGCAGCGGTAGCGTTCCCTCGGAAGCTGCTAGTGAGAGACACCACCCGGGCGTAATCCGCTGCCGGGATGTCGAGCTTGCACAGACCGAACCACACGTTGCCGACGCCGGTTCCACCGCCCTTGATGGTCCGATCCGTCGCCGCACCCCGATACCACTGCGTGCCCCGCTCGACGGGTCGCGACTTCGAGCCCTTCATGGCGTAGTGCAGCGTGTCGGCCGTCTGGTCGTAGATGATCGTCCCGTTCCGGAGACCGTCCCGGACGGACGCCACCGTCAGACCGCCGTTCGTGCGAACGGGAACCAGCGGAGCCGCGTCCTTCTGCGTCCCGAAGGAGAAACGCATGTCCTTGACCGACGTTGCGTCGAGCGCCTTACCGCCCGTCAGCGTGACAGCGGCGAGCACAAGCGCGTTATCCGGAACCTTCGCGGGCTCGCTCCCGCCCGGGGGCCCCTGGACGGTCACGAACCCCCACCCGGACGAGAGATCCCCGAGGGTGTAAACGGCGTTCGCGTCGCCCGCGCGAACGAACGTGTCCGGGTCGGTCTTCTCGTCAACCACGATGCACAGATAGTCGGTTCGCACCTCACCCACCGAGGGCGGGTTAAGGTCGAACTCCTGCTTCTCTTCGCAGTAGACGTACGCCCCGTTCTTCCCGTCGAGACTCCCGAACGGGGTGAACGGAACCCACGCGTCGCCGAGCGCTACGGAAACGCGCGCGGTCTGCGCAGACACAGCGGACACCGTGAAGCCGTCTACAACCCCCTGCACGGGGGCCCGCAGACGCGACAGCATCCGGCGGAAGTCCAACGCGTCATACTCGCCCTGCTGGACGAACAGCGGCGGCCTAAGCGCACCCATATCCAACTCTCCTTACAGCCATGCCGAACGCCAAGTTGCCTCGGCGTACATGCCCTCATATCCAGACGCGGCGTTCAACTCAAGGTGGTTCACCCCGGGTTCGAGCGCGAACCATTCGCTCGTCGGGGTCACGGCCCCGAAGACGTTCGCCCCGTTGTGCAGTACCTCGCGCCGCTTCGTGTTGATCTCCAGCACCTCACCCGACGGAAGGCGCATGTCTAGTTCGATCTTCGCGCCCGTGGCCTTGTTCTCGATGGACGGCCGCAGCATCGGGCCGACCATGCGGAACTTGGGCCATGTCGCCGTGTTCCCGTTGTTCACCGCCGCCGACGCTGCGGCCCGCAACGCAACCGGCTGCACGAACTTGAACGGGAACCGCATCGGGAACATGCGCGTTCCGCCGCGCGGAGTGGGCGGGTTGACTCGGTCAATCTGCTCAACATCCGAGTACAACAGCGGGTCGGACGCTGCCAGTTCGAGCGAGACCTTCGCGGCCCCACGCACGTGCAACATGTCGACCTTGATATCCCGCTTGCGGACTCGGCACGCCACGTAGCCACGCCCGCCCGCGACACCCGGGAACGCGAACCGGAACGCTCGCTCAGTCCCGCCCGGCTTGAACATCGCCATCGCGTCAGGCAAGTTGACGTCAGGGTCCAGGATCGACAGGTCGATCGTGAACACCCGGCCCCCGAGGTAGTCATTCCCCGGAATGAGCCCGTCGCGCTGCAACAGCTCCTTATCCGACGTGCGTATGTCCGGCGCGTCGAGCAGGCCCGAAACCTCCTCCAGCACGAACGGGGACGCGCCGCCGAGCAGGCGACCGCCGAGTTCGGCCGTCCAGTCCGCGCCCACGTAGAGCGTCGGCGACGGAGGCGGGGGCGGAGGCATCACCGTGCGGAACGTGACCGACTCCCCGAACGGGCCCGGTCCGGGCTCCTGTTCTAGCGTCGCCTCGTCCAGCGACCACCACTCGCCGAGATCCCAGTTACTCCGCCCCTCGACGTTGAGCTTCACCGCGCCCGCACCAACGGGCATCACGCCGGACACCGCAACGTTGGTCCACGTCCTCGGCGGAACGCCGGGGCTTGTGCCGTAGATCCACTGACTCGTTCCGCCCGGGATCATGACCACAAGCGCGGCCCGGATCGCCCGGGTTATGTCCGTGCCGTTGTAGACCCACGCCGAGCCGTACCACTGCTGACCCTCGACGGCGGGATACGCCTTCGCATCGGGAATGTGCACGTTCATCGTGCCGGTGTCGCCCGCGACCGAGCGCACAACTCGCGCGGCAGAGAACCCACTTCGGAAGATCTCGTAATCGGGGACGACCTCGGCCATGCCTGCCCGGCTCGACTGCCAGTCGCCGACGCCCCATTCAAAGCCGGGGTCGGCGTTGACGTTCCGAACCACCCGCCCGGTCACCTCGTACCAAGTGCCAGCCGACAGGCCGGACAGGGTCCAGAACCGAGGCGACCCAGCGCCCACGAACGTACGGGAGTTGGTGACTCCATCTCCCGCGCGTAGCTCCAGTTCGTACGCCCCAGCCCCGGGCACCTCGTCCCACTCGACGACCGCCGACGTGCGCGAGATCCGCGATACGCGAATGCTCGTGAGATTCCGAGGGTCGACGACCTCGACAGGAACGTCAACACCCTCCGAAATAGCCGTGTTGGCCCCGAGTCGGTTTCGTAGCCGGACCACGTACGACCCAGGCTCGGGTACGTCGAAGTCCCAACTCGTCGCGTCCGCCGCCGGGGTGAACGTCGGCCCGAACGCGCCGTTGGCGGGCTTGATGTTGGCTAGGTAGTTGACGACCGGCATTTCTGCCGGTGCCTCCCACGTGGCCCGAACCTTCAGCGCGCCCGTCACTTGCTTGGCCGCTACGTTCTGCGGCTTCGGGTAGTACGGCGCGGCCGGGGCGTCCATGTAGGACGACGGGGTACCCGTGGCGTGCGCCCGGACACGAACCATGCACGGGCCAGCCTGCGGGACTGCCAACACGTACTCACGCGTTGCGGGGTCATCGATGCGGATGCCCTCGGCAGGGGTCCACGGCGCGCCGTCGAACTTGTAGAACAGCACGAAGTACCCCGGGGGGATCGGCCCGTCGCCGATCTCCCACCGCAGCACCAGATTTAGGCCCTTGGCCTCCGCCGTCAGGTCCGTGACCGGGTTAACAACGTCGGCCATTCCTCTTACCTCCCAGATGTACGCATTTCCCACGCGATGGCCTTGCCGATCTCGTACGGATCGGCGTCCGTACGGGCGTTGACCGTGATCGGTGCAGCCGACGGCCGCGCCCGATACGACTCCGAGGCCGCGTTAGTGACGCGCTTCTCGAACCCGCCGAGATCCACGTTCGCCGAGCCCATGCCGGAGTCGACCGCAGCGGACATAGCGCGGTTGATATCGCTGAACGCCCCCTCGACCGGCGAGGATCGGGCGAACGATGCGAACGACGCAAACGGCGTAGGCCCACCGGCCAGGGACGGAATTCCGGCCCTGCTCATCATCGGAGCAAACCCAGGGCCGCCCGGCGCTCCCTCGTCGCCCCCGCCCATCCCAGGGATGGACATCTTGAACCAGTTACCCGGGTTCAGCTTTGACGCGACGTTCGAAACAGCCGAACCGACCGCGCCCGCCATCGACTTGATGCCGTTGATCAGGCCCTGTACGACGTCGCGGCCCTTGTTGTACAGCAGCGACCCCATGTTGCCGAGTGCGCCCGTGATCTGTCCCGGCAGGCCCTTGAAGAACCCAACGACTTGACCAATTCCGGACCGCACCGCGTCAGTCAACTTCTGCGGCGACTTGGCCGCCGTCTGGATCGCCCCGACGAACAGCGACACCGAAGACTTGACCGCGTTCACGCCAGTGGTGAACACCGACTTGATCGCTCCCCACACAGTGGAGATCACGGACTTCATGGCGTTCATTACGGTCGTGATCGTCGACTTGATCGCGTTGAACGCCGAAGTAACGGGCGGCTTCAGCGCGTTGACGGTCGCGTTCCACACTGCCTTGATCGCGTTCCACACCGTCGTGATCACGGCCTTGACCGCGTTCATCACGGTGGTGATGACCGTCTTCACGATCAGGAAATGGGTCTGCACGATCGGTGACAGGAACGAAACAGCCGCGTTCCACACTGCCTTGATCACGCCCCACACGGCCGAGATCACCGACTGAATCACGTTCATCACGGTGGTGATGATCGTCTTCATGATCTCGAAATGGGTCTTGATCACAGTGGATATGAACTGCACAGCCGCCTGTACGTAAGGCTTGATCGCGTCCCAGACACCGAGGATCACGCCCTTGATGACTGCCCACACGACCACGGTTACGTCTCGGATCATCGAGAACGCAGCGTTCACGAAGTCCCGGAACCATCCAACCTTGTTGTACGCCAGCACAAGCGCCGCGATCAGAGCGACGATGCCCACGACGATCAACACGAACGGGTTCATCGCCATGACCGCGTTGAACGCGGCCTGAATCGCCGTCCATGTTCGCGTAGCGGCCGAAGCTAGCTTCGCCTTAGTCAGATACTGCCCGAGGCCCGTAGCGGCGCTTAGAGTGGCGCTCCCGGCCGTCTTGAGGGCACTGGCCGACTTGGTCGCCGCCGCCCCGAGGCCGGAACCGATCGCGTTCGCAGCCTGCCGAGCCTTACCGCCCAGCGTGCCCATAGTTCCCGAGAACGCCGACGACGCAGCGCTAGCGTTCGAGAAACCCGAACCGAAGCGACCCAACGCGCTTACCGCGCCGGACACTCCTCGACCGAGACCCCCAATCACCTTGCCCGCGTTCGTCACCGAGGAACCAAACCCCATGATGAGCCGCTGTGTCCCGGTGATGGACTTCGCCACGGCGAAGATGCCGACCGGGAACAGCGCGAGCGCTACCGTCCCTTGCTTGACCCAACCGGGCAGGGTGCCGAACCCGCGCGCAAGCGACGTCAGGCCGTCGAGCGTGTTCTTCACGGCGTCGCGCATGCCGCCGTCCCAGAGCTGAAGTGCCAACTCCTGAACCGCCGAAAGGAAGTTCTGCAACCGACCCTTCGCCGACTCCTCGTAGGCGGCAGCCATACGGCGGGCCGCTCCGGCGGAGTCATCCAGCGACCCGGACAACATGTTCAGCTTCTCGCGTGACGCGTCGCCAATGAGTGCCAGGAATGCCGGGCCCGCCCGCTGCCCGAATGCATCCATGATCTCGGACGTCGAGACGTTGGCCTTAGCGAACTTGTTCACGGACTCCGTGAGCCCGATGAACTTGCCGTCTTGATCCTGGAGAGAGAACCCGTACTTCTTGGCCACCTTCGCGGCCTTGCCTGACTCGTTGTTCAGCGCAACGAGCATGCCCTTAAGGCCAGTTCCGGCCATGTCAGCCTGGAGACCGTTGTCACCGAGAACCGCCATTGCCGCCGCCGCCTCTTCGAGCGACATACCGAACGCAGCGGCCACCGGGCCCGCGTACTTGAACGACTGGCCCAACATCTCGATGTCGACGTTTCCGGACGACGCCGCCTTAGCCAACACGTCGACCGCGTGGCCAGACTCCTCGGTCTTCAACCGCATGCCCGACATGATGTTGGTAACGACGTCCGACGTGCGCGCCAAATCCATGTTCGCCGCCGCCGCTAGGTCGAGCATGTGCGGAGTCACGGCGATGATGTCGTTCGTCTTCATGCCCGCCATGGCGAGAAAGCCCATGCCGTCGGCGGCCTCGGAAGCGCTGAACTTCGTTGTGGCTCCGAGCTGTCGGGCTTTCTGCTCTAGCTTGGCAATCTCCGCCGCCGGGGCGTTCGTTACACCGATCAGCTTCGCCATGGACGTGTCGAAGTCCATACCGGTTTTGATGACCGCCGCACCGGCCGCAGCGACACCGAGCGTCAGCGGCTTGACCGCGCGGGCCGCGCCCGCCGCCGGAGCCGCCCACGAGTTGAACCGGGTACCGGCCTGCGTGATCGACTGCCCCACACTCTGCGTGCGGGTGCCGATCGTCGATATCGCCGCACCGGCACCGGCCGCGCCGCGCATGATGCCCGAATACCCGGACTGCACACCCTGATTGAGCGACCGCCCGGCCAGCGCGCCCGCCCTCGACGCAGCCGACGAAACCTGTGTGAACAGCTGATCGCCGCGCGCCTGAAGATCGATGAATGCCGTACCGACCTTCATGCCAGCCATGCGCCCCACCTCCCCTACGAGATACGGGGCTTACGACCGGCACCCATCTTGGACGCCAGCGACAGAAGCCCCTTGGATTTCTTCTCTTGCTTCTCGACGCCCGGCCGATAGATCGGCTCCGGCTCGGGAACGGGATTCTCCTTCGCGCCGTTCGCGACGAGCAGCCCGCCCAGGAGGAAGTTCGTAACCCGCAAGTGCTCGATGGTCGTTGCGGCTAGCTGCGCATCCAGCGAGCCCCATAGGACATGCTCAGGACTCGTCACAGCCCGCGCCAAGTGGGAGTCATCCGGGAGCCGTTGAACCAACGCCCCGAACCTCCCCCACGACAACGACGCCGACCCAACGTCGCGCACGTCCAAGCCGTACACGCGCTGAAAGTCGGCGTCGATGTCGTCCCCGTGGCACTCGATCAGCTCTGCGAGCCCACGGATTCCCCCAGGCTCACGCCCTGCTCATCGGCGTACGCCTCGACCACAAGGGCGAGATCCGCCGAACGGCCGCCGCCTGCAACAAACTTGTCGTACTGGTCACCGAGCAGCGAACGACCCAGGTCGGCAACAGCGTTGCGGGCCGCAGCGTCGTGCGCCTCGTCCGGCCAGAACGCGGGGCCCGGGATGGTGTAGGTCTCGCCGTCGACACCCTCAAACTCAATGGTGACCGTCTCTCGCTTCTCGGCCTCCTGACGCAGGGTGGACAGGCGAAGGACCTTACGGTTCGGCTTGCTCATTGCTCTACTCCTCGTGTGGGGTGGGTAGGTGGTTACCGGGGTCGCCCCCACCTAGGACGACCCCGGAAGTCTCATCTCTCCGAGCAGGTACGGAATTCCGGCCCTGCGGTGAGGCCGGACGCTCGAAAGCATCCGGCCCCGTTCGTGCTACGCCTCGGGGTCGGTGCCCGGGTCGAGCTGCGGATCAGTGATGTCCCACGTGGCGAGGTTTCCGTTCTCGTCGCCGAGAGCCTTAACCGTCATGCCCCACGTGATCGCCTCGGCCGAAGAGAACTTCGGCGACTCGACCTCGGACACCTGCGAGTTGGGAAGGTGCATGGTCCATAGCATGTCGCCGTCACGGATGACGAAGAACGACGCGAACGGCGCACGCTTCGCGTTCGACGAGATCGAGAACGAAGCCTTACCGCCCGTGCCCGGGGTGACGCTGCCCGGGGCGAGGCCATAGAACGCCTCCAGAACAGCCGGGCTCGACTCCAGCGCGCCGAACTTCAGCGTGAGGTCTCGGCCAGTGATGACGGTCCGAACAGTGCCGGACTGCCAAGACTTGATGTCCTCGGTCTCTTCGCTGAAATCGTGCTCAACGCCGTCTTCGCTGAACAGCCCGAGCGTGTGCCACGCATCCTTACTCTCGCCCTCCAGCTTGATCGCGCCCGTAATGGGATCGATCTTTGCAGTCGGGGCAGTTGCGCCCGCCAGCTTGGGGGCCGTGAAAATAACGCCGGTCGTGGCGACCTTCACGAGATCGGGATCGAAGTTACCCGACATCACACATTCCTTTCCGGCCGGACGGCGACCCCCAGGGACGCGTACCAACGCGGCTTATCGGTAATTGGATCGGGGGTGAACTGCGCTCCCGCGATCGTGTAGACGCGAGACACCAGCGGGACACCCCCGGGCATTGCGTGCAGGTGCGCGAGCACCTGCCGGAGGCGGTCCGAACTCGACGCCCGGTCGTTGCCGTAGACGTAGATCGCTAGAACCGCCTGATCAAGGGCGGGCCACCGAGTGACACCGCCGTTCCGCTCAACAACCGTGAACGGGTACCGCTCTTGAAGATCCGCCGGAACGTCGGGCCCACCCTCGAACCCGTCGATGACGGTCCGAAGGTGGGACAACACCAACGCCTCTACGTCCGGGAACTCGACGTACGGATTCACCCGAAGTCGCCCAGGTTGAACACCCGGTGAGGCTTACGGTTCGACTTGGCCGAACCGAGAACGATGATGTTCGCGTCCCGGTCCTTAGCGAACACACGGGACACCATCACGCGGCCTACACCGGCCTGGTTACGGACCTTTGTGGAGACTCCGAACCCTGCGCCCTTGAAGTCGCCCGTACGGACCGGAGAACGGCCCTCAGCAGCCTTAGCGGCCTGCTTCCCCCGGGCGTGCAGCAGCGCGCGAACCTCGGCCGTCTTCGTGAGTGCTTCAATCGCTGCGGCGTCGATGACGATTCGCGTAGCCATGTTCAGCCCTCCCAAGCCTTAACGCGCACCTTCAGCAGGCCCGGCCCGAAAGCCTGACGCTGCGGAAGGGGCGGGCCGTCGACCTCCCACACCGATTGCCAAACTCGGAGCCGGTCACGGCCGTTGACGTCTGCGCCGGGCGGGAGGATCACCGCCGCGCCGAACTTCTGCGCGTCACGGCGGGTTGTCTCCTCCGAGCCCGACGGATAGATGAGACGGCCCCGGTACTCCGCTACGTCCGTCCATGCGAACTCGGCGTTTCCGTACCGGTCTTGGCCAATCTCCGTACGCCTGACGACGGTTACCCGATCCCTCATCAGACCTTGACTGATCACCACTGCCACCAATCGACGGTGCCTGTGTGATCGGTCCAACCAATCGGCGTGAACTGCCGCATCTTCTGCGGCTCGTAACCCACGCCGATCTCAACCGAGTACAGGGGCGGGATGCCGAGTGCGAACTCAACTTCCTGCCGCTCCTCGGGCGAAAGCGCCATGCCCGCTTGAGCGTTGCGCGACAGCCGGTAAGACGCGTCTCCGATCGACTCCGAGACGATGCCGTTCGGGTTGTCGATCGCACGCGCCGCCAGCCGCATGACCATCTGTCGGATGGTCTCCGGCACCGGATCGGGCCACTCGTACAGCGGCCCGGCCACCTCACGGATAAGGCCGGAGGCGTCGGAGAGGTGAGCCTCTACGCGCCCCCGGGTCTCATCCGGGAAGGGTTCCGGCCGCCGAGCGTTGAACTCCTCGAAGGAGACGAACAGTTCGGCCATCCGGAACACCCCCTAGTTACTTGGCGGAACGGGTCGCCGCAGCCTTGAGAACCTTGGTCTCGGCACCGGCCTCGGCCTCGAAGTCGAAGCGGACGCCGACGCATCGGACCTGCTCCGGCTGCGCGGACACCTCGACCACAGACGCCTTACCGGCCACGTCCTTGATCTCGTAGCGGTAATCCTTGACCTCACCGAGACCGGCGAACGTCGATATGAACGAACGGTCCTTAGCAACGGCCGAGTCGTAGTCACGGATGGCACGCAGCGCGAAGCCGTTGTAAGCCTGCGCAGAGCCGGACTTGGCACCCTCGGGAACGAGGGGCGCACGGTTCACCAGGACGAACGCGGACGGGTGCAGCGCGATAAGCGCGTTCTCGTCGACCAGGTTCGACACAACGAGACGGAAGCCGTACAGGGTGCCCAGCTCGGCCCGACGCAGAGCGTTGGAGTCGCCAGCCTGGTCAGCCTGAGTCAGGTTCGGGTGCGCAAGAAGCGACTCTTCGACGTTGACGCCGAGAATCAGCACACGACCATTGGTCGGCACGTGGTTCTTGTTGAGCTGCTTACGCAGGGCCCGAATCTGCTTGAGAACCGGGTCATAGTCACCGGCCGACGGAATGGCCGCACCCGCGACAGTGCCGTTCAGGGCACCGGCCACCAGGTTCTCAAGACGCTGCGCGACGGCCTCGGACTGCGGGGTCAGAACCTGCGCGCCGAAGTTCTCGATGTCGAGCGAGAGTTCAGCGTCGTTCAGCTCAACGGCCGTGTAAATGTGGCGGTCGAGAGTGACGGGGATGGACCGCTCGTTCAGCTTCTCGGCCTTGATGCGGTAGTCGTCCGCGTGCAGGTCCCGCAGCTTCTCGACCTGACCGGCGAGACGGGACGGACGCTTGATGTTCACGGTGTCGTTCTCGGCACCGGTGAAGTCGGCACCGCCGTCACGGGTGATCAGACCGGCGAGGACGATTTCCTGATCGAGCAGACCGAGGGCCGCCGGGGCCCACTTCTCGGCCTTCAGGACACCGGTAGCGGTAGGCGTAGTAGCCATGTTGGGTACTCCTTACGTGAGTTGGTGGGCCGCCGTCAGTACGGGAGCCGCTTACGGATGGCAGCGGCGAGCTTGGCCGGGTCGATGACCTCGGGACCGTCAACCGCCTCTGTGCCAGAGCCGACATTCGGCTTAGGCCGCGAGGGGATGCCGCCGCCCCGCTTCGCGGACTGCTCCGCGATCTTCCGTGCTGCTATCAGGAGTTCATCCTTCGACGACCCCTGAAGAAGTGCCACGACGTCCGACGAAAGGCCGGACTCCTCGGCGACCTCGGCGCGGACGACGACGCGGCGAGCCTCTGCGGCCTCGCGCTGTGCCGTCTCCAGTGCCTCGCGCAGCTTCTGTTCCTCGGACTTCCGAGCCTCCTCGGCGTCCTTGTGCGCCTGGACGATCGGCGCGAACTCCTCGATCTGCGCCCGCAGTCGGGACAGCTCGGCGTCTCGCTCGTCCGGCTTCGCCGCCGGGGCAGGGGCGGAATTCTGTCCCTGCTCACCCTCGGCGGTCGTCTGCTCCGCGACCTCCGCAGTCTCCTGCGTGCTCTCCTCGGCGGTCTCGGCCATGTTCAACTCTCCTTGTTCGCATATACGGCGTACGGGTTGCCGCTCTTACTGATCTTGATTTCGATGTCGCCGCTCTCCCACATGCGCTCGAAACGGTCAAACCCCTTCGGGGGACGCTGCTTTCGGCTGTAGACCGGCACGGCGGTACACCGGCAGTGGTTGTGATACGGGGCCGCGTTCGCCGTGCGGACACCCGCAACGAACCCTCGACGGCCGGACGTGTGCCCGACACCCGCAGTGCGGGCCGACTTGTAGAGCTGCGTTCGACTGGCGAGCATCGCGCAGAACGCGCAACAGCGGGCCGACGCCTGACGCTGGTACCCGATCACCTTCGGGTCGTTGTCCATCAGGCGAGCGAGAGCACCCCGGCCGCCGGACAGAACCACCCGCGACGACTGCCCGAGGATGCGCGACCCAACGAGCCGCGCTATCTCCTCCTCGGCCACACCCTGCTTACGAAGCCACCCGAGGTACCTCTCAGCGGCTGTCGTAAGCCTCTTGGCCTCCCCGTCCGGGGTGAGGCTGGCAACGCGTGTAGCGGCCGTATACGCCTCTTCCGTGGACCGGTAAAGCGACTCCCCGAGGATCGCCCGGCGGTGCGCTTGGTAGTAGTCCGCAGACGCGTGAGCCGACTTAACGTAGGTCTCGGCGATCACGTTCTCAGCCAGCCGCATGAACGACGCGACCGAACCGGGGTCACCGATCCGAACGCGCCGCCATGCGGTGTTGAGACGCTGCAAAGCCTTGCCTTGCAACTGTCGTTGCGCGCGGGCGTGCAGGTCGCTTACGGCCTCCGCCCGGGACTCCCCCGGGGTCACTCCTCGACCCCGGCAGGATCAAGCGCCGGAACGTCGTTCCGCGTATCCCGAGCCATGTGGTCGGCCCCGGTGAGGGCCAGCGCCGCCGCAGCGTCGTACGTGTCCGACTCGGCCTTGATCTTGCGCCACATGGACACGTCGAACGAGGTCACGCCCGGCACGCGCTCCCAAAGGGCCTCGGCCGGAACGCCGAGCATCTGCGACAGCTTGCCGAGCGCATCGACTGTCTGAGACAGCGAACGGGCCTCGGCGTCATGCCAGATGACCCGAGCGTCTGTGTCCTCGGCCGACGAGTGGTCGCCGTCCGCCCATGCGGCGAGCCGGAACACCTGCTCCCAGGACTCGCCGAAAATCGTCTGCCGCTCGTGAACCTTGCGCGCTAGACCCGACTCGGCGGCCGTGAGTGCATCGGCCGAGATGTTGACCATCCCGCCCAACAGGAAGTGCGGGGGGACCTGCGCGATAGCGGCCATGGCCTTGACGCCAGCCTCGCGCGACTTCAAGTAGCCGTCCAAGTTGGTCTGTTCGAACTCGCCGAACTTGACGTCCTTCGACGGAGTCGCCCATATGCGATCTACAGCCGCCTGGAACGTCTCGACCGGCCGCCCCGTCTTCGGGTCCTTCGGTATCTGCATACCGGTCGCCCAACGCTGCCGGAACGCCGAATACGACTGCGCGACGAGCATGTCAAAGGTCGTCGCGTTGATCCGGTCCTGAATCGGCATCAGGGGTGCGATCTCGCCCAGCTCGTGAGGACGAGTGTCCGGCGCGTCGGCCCAACGGTTCCGGAACTGCACGACCGGGCAAACGCCCATGCCGTGAGCGGTCGTTGAGACGACCCGCCAATCGGACGTGCCGCCGTCGTCGCTCTCGGGAACCCATACCTCGGTGATGTCCTCGGCATCCCAGACCTGCCAGGCCGTGAACGTCTCGTCACCATCGATGCGACGGCCGAGATTCCGAACCGCGTAGTCGAGCCAATCGGCATCCGGGTCTTCCTGAACCCCCGTCACCGAGAGCGGCGACATAGGGCGGATGACCGGCGCGGACTCCCCCGAGATCGTGTTCGTACCCGGCACGACCGAGACATACGAAACGCCGAACGTGAGGGCCGCCCGGTGGACTTGACCCTGTCGGGAGTCCATCAGGTTGTCGGCCCAGTAGCGCCACGGCCCGAGGTCGTCCGGACTGTCCGACCGGCGGTAGCCCTCCACCGTCAGGTTCTGCGCGACCGCCGAGACGATCAGGGGAAGCCAGTTCTCAAGCGCCCGGGACACCATGACCCCGAACTCAGCTTCAGCCCGCTTCGGGATGTACGGCCGATCCTGAATACCTCGGTAATACTGGTCCACTCGGATCAACTCCGGCATCTCCTGCCGACGTTGAGACAGAGCACCCGCCAGGGCGGAACGTGCGTCGCCCATGGCGGGCCCTCCTTTGCTCAGAAGCCGTACACGACACCCGGTTCGGGCTCGGCCCACTTCTCCAGAACTCCCGCTTCCAACGCCTTACGGCGGGCTTCACGGGCGAGAACCAGGCACACGGCTGCATCGATCTTGCGCGGGGACTCCCGCGACTCCTTGCGCAAACCCACGCCGTACGAACTCGCGTACTTGCGTGCGTTCTTGAGATGGGTTGTTAGATACGGGTCATCGGCAATCGAGATCGCCTTAGCCTCGAACGCAGCGGCCACACCCTCGGCGGCCTGCGTGAACTCGCGCGTACGACGACGCATGTCGAACGCAACCGAGTGCCCCGGGCCCGCCTTGATGAACAGCGCGTCGCGGAACTCCTCGGCCCACTTGTCGACGTACGACTCAAAGAACGCCAAGTCAGCGAAGAACGCGGCCACTCGCCACCGATCGAACGCCGACCGAACCACGCGGTCGATCTCCTCGCGCGGGACCTCCCAGCCCTCGGCCGTCGGTCCGTCCGGCCGTTGCCAGACACCGAGCGGCCACACGTAGCCGGTGCGAACATCGCACGCCACAAGGGCGGTTGCGTCGCTGTACTGGTGCGTTCCTCGCGAGCCATCGAACCCGAGAGTGATGATCGCGCCGTCTTCAGGCAGGGCCGGAATTCCGGTCGTGGCCGTGTCGACGTCTGCGGGATCAAGCCACGCATCCGACGCGGCGACGACACGACTGAAGTAGAAACGCATCGCCTCTTCCCGGGTCGTCCCCGGGTCGTAGATCTCATCGACCAGACGATCAATCGAGATCCACGGGCAATGCGCGTAACACTCCATCAGTGCGGCCCGAACCGACTCCTCGTCGGCGAGATCCGTATCCGGCGGAGCCTCCAGCGCGGAGTACAACAGACCAGCCCCGAACGGGACTTCAACGACCTTGAGATACGCCTCATACGTCGCCTCGGCCACCGAGTTCTCACCCGGCGCGTGCGCGTTGGTCGTCTCGATCCCTCGACCCTCGACCTTGGCCGCGTTCCGTTTCAGGACCCTGGCCAGCTTGTGGCCGCCGTTGGAATCCTTCAGGTGGTGCGGCTCGTCGAGCACGTAAAACGACGTCCGGTTGCCCTCCAGGGACGCCGAAGCGGTCGTAACCGGCTCCAGCTTGCCCCGGCGCATCCGGCGGCCGTCGTGGTGGCGCATCAGGATGCGCGTCTGCCCAACGTCGAGCCCGTAGGCGTCGATCGACTCCGGCGACATCATGGCCCGGATCGACGCCATGGTGTTCTCGGTCTGGTTGTACGACACCGCCGCGAGCTGAACGAGGGGCGCGGGATGGGTCTTGCCGACCGCTACACGCACGCCTGACGCCGTCGTAACGACCCCATGGGGTAGACACGGCCCGCACAGCTCAAAGAGGCAGAGAGCGCCCGCGAACGGCCCTTTCCCCCACCCCTTGCTACGGCGGAGAGCGGCCCGGCGGAACCGGAACCGGCCCCGCTCGTCGACCGCGTAGAACCACGCGATGAAATGTTCTTGTTCGCGCGTCGGCTCGAACGGGTCGCCCGCTCGATCGCCGTCCGGCTGTACCAAGTTGGCGCGCATCCACGCGACGGCGGCATAGCCGATCGACTCGTGAAGCGCGGGCCAGTTCTGCGGGTGCGTCTCCCGGGGTTGGTACTCCGGGATGGTGCCTATGTGCGGCATCACGCGCCCCCAAACAGCCGAACCACGTTCTCGGCGTCAACCTCACTGGCCACGCCTGCGGCGGGCCCGGAAACTCCCCCTGTAGCCATCCGGCCTCGGAGCCGGTCAACGTGCGTTGCACCGAGGAGGCTTTCGTTCTGCCGGATCTCCGACAGGACGTCCTTACCGGCGCGCAGCTTGCGCGGATCGTCGGCGGCCTTCGACATCAGCCGGTTGTAGCCGTCGACCATCGGCAGCAGCGCGACCAGCCGTTGCCAGTCCGTAGCGCGGAACACTCCGGCCTGCGGCGAGTCGGCCCATGCGTGCCACCACTCGCGGGTTGCCGTGAGCCACTTCTTCGGCGTCGGCAACTCGGGGGCGGGGACGCCCTGTTCGTCGACTTGGTCAACAGCGGCCGTACCCAGGTTGGGAGTTCGGCCGTGCTTCTCTTCCTTCGGGGGCGGGCCCATGCCTGCCATGTCTCGCCCTCCTCTCGTATGCCCCGGCGCACGCTGCGCGGCGCATTGGCGAGAGGGGCGATGATCATGCGAAGCTCTGTACGGCTCTCTGACGGCCTCGGGGGCGGTCGTTGGCCCGAGGGGGCCGGGAAGCGGTCCGAGGCCGTGAGACAGGCGTACAGGGCCTCTCACGGGGTGGTTGCGCAGCGCCTCACGTGTGCGCGCGCGTGGCGACTGACAGATCTGTCAGTCGGCGGCCAAAAAAGAGCAGGTCAGCGACGGTTACGGCGCGTGATGGGCTCCAGGGGTGAAAACCTCCAGACCCGTACGCAGCCGGTCGCGCCATCGACACCCGGGGCGGGTGAGGCCCTAAAGGGGGGTCCTCCCCCGGGCCTCCATCACTGAGAGTGAAGAGTTCAGCGTCGTCGTTCACTCATTGCGCACGCTTTCGCGGCGCATGCGTCATCACGTCAACACGCAACGAATCGCGTTCAGTTCGCGTTGCGTCGCGCTTGCTCGCGCGCTTCGAACGGCGTCAACACATCGCATTGCTTCGCTTGTTTGCGTCGTGCTTCGCGTGCTGCTGTCGCTTCGCGTCCTGTCTTCAGCTTGTGATGCCATTCGCACAACGCTTGCAGGTTCGCACGTGAGTGATCGTCACCAGCGATGACGTGATCACACTGGTTCGCGTACCGGCCGCAGCGTAGGCCCGTGTCTGTGCGTACCCACTGGCACCCATACCCGGCGGCCTCCAGCACCCGCAGCCGGAGCGATGCCCAGTTACGCGGGAGCCTGTCCCTACGGTCCGAGCCTGCCCACCCCATACCGACCCCCTTCTGTGCACGGCCCCCAGTAGGGACCGGCCCATATGCGGGCCCTCGGTGTGGAGCCTCATAGACAGGCCCGTATGTGGGGGCCCCGTTACGGAGCCCCGGGCAGGAACCGAATTCCGGCCCTGCGTAAGTGGGGTGCCTGGATTCGAACCAGGTTCGGGGCCCGTGTGAGGGGCCCCTACGTCCAACGTCCACCCCCAGCGGGTAGCGACCCCGCCTTGACCCCGGCCCGGGGATCAACCGGGGCGGGGAGTTGTGGCCTCCCGCCCGGTGCGTTCCGGCCCATACACCGATGGGCCACGCACGGGGCGGGATGCAGCTGATCTAGCAGGGATCGAACCTGCGACACGCGGGTTAACGGCCCGCCGCTCTGCCATCTGAGCTATAGATCATCGAACCCGCACAGAGGGCCCAGAGGACCGTACACGGGCCACGCTTCGCTCACCGGGACGCATCCGGGTCATAGCTTGGCGTTCGGCCGAATACGCATCGGCTCATACCGCGTCGCCCTCAACAGGCCACCCATGCTCGGGTCTTCCCGTTGGGGGGAGTCAGAACCCGCCCAGTGCTCGACCGTGGGGAGAGAGTCCACGGGATCACCGGGCGGGGAGCCGCTACGCGGGGCGTCACAACATCCCTCGCGCACGCGCACGCGCGAGCGGCTTACACAATGATTAAGTGGGCACGGGGGTACAGGAGTTGGGCCCTCTCGCACCCCTCCCGAGGCCGGAAGAAAGAAAACGTCTTCCCGTACCTCCTTTCCTGATACGCACATAAGGAAGAAGGAACGGGAAGACGTTTTTCGTCTTCTCTTGTACACGGACAGTAACGAAAGCGGCCCTCCCAGCTCCGAAGAGTGAGAGGGCCGCATGCGCCGTCCGTGACGCCCGGTTAGAGCGCGTGACGCGGGTCACGCTGCGGGTTTGTGCTTCCTCGGCCGATTCGGCGACTCCCCGGCCCAGTTGATCGTTACGCGCTCTTCGCCGTTGAACCGCTGCCCCTCGAACGCGGCTTTGGACACCCACACCTCATCAATCGCGAGACCGATCAACGTGCGCCGCATCGGCGTACCAGCCGCGTCCCACGCCTCCGGGGCCTGTAGCGGGTCCATCAAGAACGACACGTCGACCGCCGCCGTCCCCCGCATCTTGTCCAGCACCGCCCGGCATGCCGTCACCAGAGCGTTCGCGTCACGCAGCGCGGGAGCGAAATACTCCTCTGACGGACCGTCGTAGAGACCCGCCTTACGGTCTGCCCAAACCCGCTGAAGTGCCTTCTCCGCGTTCACGAGCGACCGCCGGGCCTCTTCCTCCTCCTCCGTCTCCTGCGGCTTCTCAGCGGCCTTCCAGCGCCGCGCAGCCTCCACAACGAGCGGTTCGCCCGGCTCGGAACTGTTGAGTCGGATTTTCCACCGCTCCGCCACGTACTTCTCAATGACATTCCGCTGAACGTAGGCCGGGGCCGGGCAGAACGCCCCCATGTGATGCCGTGAGCACTGGTACCCCCGTCCGGCCGTCACCATGGCCCCTTCGCAGCCCTCACAACGTATGCGCGTGGACAGTTCGTGGGGTTCGCCCTCCGGGCCCGTGCGGACCCCGGTAACGGCAACCTGTGCCGCTAGTTGCTTCTTCTCCTCGACCAGCGGCGGCCCTGTCATGATGCTGACCTTCTGGCCGGTCTCGTCCCGGTACGCCAGCCGCTTACGGCCGCCCTCCTGGCGTCCGGTCACCTGCCATCCGGAGTACGCCGCGTTCCACAGCATGTCGCGGACCGTGCCCCATGCCCAAGTGCCCCCGGACGGCGACGGTATGGCCTCCGCGTCGAGCTGTCGCACCGTGGCCCGGATGCTTAGGCCCTTGGTTTCGATCAGGTCGAACACGTGCCACGCGATCTCGCTTGTCGTGCGCCCCTGCGGCTCGTTCGCGGGCGCGTGGCTCACCCGCAATTTGCGTTCGTCGTACGGGTCGCCCTCCTCGTCGAACTTCTCGACTAGGACGACCTCAAGACCGTACGGGGCACGGGCGTTGACCCACTCCCCGTTTGAGCGTTGGTGCTCCTTGGTGTTGCGCACGCGCTCCGACAGTCGCTCGGTCTCTTCGCGGGCGTCCTCGGCCCGGCGGATGAGTTCGCCACGGTCGCGCGGGTTGGTGCTGTCCAGCTCCCACCGGCCCGCGTTCTCGTCCCACCCGAACAGCAGCCGTCGCGGCTTCTCGTCGCCAGGCTCGATGATGCGCAGGATTGCGCCCGCCCCCCGGCGGTCCCACCGGTCGAGCCGGAAACACCACAGTGCGCCGACCTCTCCGGCCTCCAGCGCGGCCAATGCCTTGTCTTGGTCATCGCGCCGCCCCTTGGTCCGGAAGCGGGACGCGGACCCAACCTCTTTCCACACATGACGCACTGTCAGATTGAGTAGCGCGGCCACCCTGCGGCCGGTCGCCTCCTGCGCGGCGATCGAGAGTTCTTTCTTCCCGCCCCGGGATGCCTTCGACTTGACCGCCCGCGACTTCCGGCAAAAGAGGTCAATCAAGGTCGCCGGGTCCGGCCCGTTTTCGTTGCTCATTCATCCATCATGGCACGTCAACGGGTACGGGTCGATGTGTGCATCACTCCTGCGAGAGTTGCACACATCGACCCCTTGTTGTCGGCAACCCCAACTCCCCTCCCCCACAACGGAAAAGAGCCCCGCTCGGCGAACCGAACGGGGCGGGACTCTCAGTATGGGCCGTGGATGTAGCCCCCGACCAACAGCGCGATCGTCACCGCCCAGGCGACGAATCCGACGGCGGCCACCAGCTCGCGCGCGCTCACTCCTCGCCGAGCCGACGCACGCTCGCCACGTCCGACCACTCCCGGGCGAACAGCACGTGATCGGCGAGACGACCGGTGTGGGTCATGCACGCCTCATTGCCCGCGTCGATGTCGGCGGTCGGCGCGAGCGTCCATCCACACCCGACGGTCATGCACCGGGCAGTCATGGTCACTTCGCTTTGCGGGGCCGTCTTGATGGTGTGCATCACGTACTTGAATACCGATCTCATCGCTTCCCCCGGCGGGTCGTGTGCGGGTGCCGCCGCATCTCAACATTGCAGTCGGCCACCCCGGAAAAGTCGCCCAGCTCTCGCGCCCGCGCACGCTGCCGAGCCAGCGCCCGGCAGACGTCACAACCCGGGGGCGGTGTCGGATCACTCGTCTGTGTGAGCGGTAACGCGATCTCGCGTTCCGGGTACTTACGTGGGTCTCTCAGGTGGGGGGTCGGTTGGCTCATGCCGGGCATCGTCCCGGCGAGCTTACGTAACACGGGAGTTGACCAGCGGTGACTATCCTGGAGCCCGGACAGTCAACCCCATGAGGTTCACGATGCGTGATCAGTTCCCCGTCATGGCCAGGCAGGCACTACAAGCCGCCGGGTACTCCATGAAAGCCGCCGCCCGAGCCATGAAGTACGACCCCGCATACCTGTCGCGCGTGCTCAACGGGAAGCAACAGCCGTCGCAGAACCTCGCGTTGGCCATTGACTCGCTCGTCGGGGCGGGGGGCGCACTGGCCGACACCGTTCTAGGCGACGACGAGACGGCGCAGGTCGCCCGCAGCACCGCGAACCCCTCACGGCTCGACGGCGGCACGGTCGACGCCCTGGCCGGGGTCCTCGCGGCCTACCGCCGCCTGGACGACTCCGCCCCGCCCGCGTCCGTCATCCCGGCCACAGTGGCGCAGATGCGGGAGGTCATCCGGACACTCCGCGCAGCACGCGGCCCCCACCGGGACCGGCTCGGCGAAGTCGCTTCGGAGTGGGCACAGTTCGCCGGGTGGCTGTACGCGCAGACCCGCCAGGACACCGAGGCCGTGCGGCTCCTGAACGACGCCGTGGACCTGGCCGACGACGTAGGGAACGGCACCCTCGCGGCGCAGGCTCTCAACTTCCGTGGCTACCTGGCCCGGCAACAAGGCAAGCCCGACCGCGTCGCCCGCTGGTTCGCCGCAGCGGCGTACACGCCCGGGGCGCATCCGGCGCAGCGTCTCGGCGACATGCTGCAATCCGCCGCAGGCATGGCCGAACTGGGGGAGCGGGACGACGCGCTACGCATGGTCGAGAACGCCGAGCGGCTGACCGACACCGCCGCAGCGCTCCCCCCGCCCGATACGGCGTACTGGCTCACACCCGAGTTCAACCGCCTGAACATGGGTCTCGCGAACATCGGGCTCGGCCGGTACGCCGACGCCGTCGACCACATCACGGCGGGTCTTGACGGGCTCTCTCCGGAGCTACGGGACGCCCCATGGACCACGGAGCACCGGGACGCCCTACGACGGGCACAGGAAGCCGCCTGACGGCCTCACAGGGCCTCGGCGGTCCAGCACAGCCCAGAGGGCCGGTACACGCCCCGGGGGCCCTCCTCGACCCACCACAGGGCGAGCAGCGCGCCCGTGTCCTCTCGCCGGACGACGAGCCGGAACGCGACCGGCGGAGGCCCGGTGAATCCGTCGCCTGCCGCGATCATGAAACGGGCGTGCCCGACGCACCGCGTCACGCACGTACGCACCTCCCCTACGTCGTAGACGAGATCCCGCAGGACCGCCGGACGGCCGGACGATTGCAGCCACGCGAGCGACCACGTGTTGCCCCAGTCCCAGGACAGTTCGGCATAGAGCGCGATGTCTACCCCGTCGCACACCGGGCGTCGCAGCCCCCGTACCGGGCGTGCGGAAGTTGTTGATCTTTGCACCTTTTGATCTTCGTATTGTTGAAAGTTTAAACAGGGACGTTTCACAATACTGGATCGTCCGGGCTCACTCCCCCGACCCTCCGTCACGTTACTCACGGGTAACTTATGGGCACAAAAAAAGAGGCAGGACCGGAATTCCGGCCCTGCCCCGTGTGGGCGGTAGGTCAGTTCTTGTGCCAGGTAGGCAGTTCGTCACCGGCGGGGATGTACGCGACGCTGTACACCTCACCGGTCGCCCGAGCCTTGTGCTTCAGGTCGCGCAGCGCGGCCACCCCGGTCTCAGGGTCCTTGGGGACCTCGGCCCATGCCAGCGTGACGAAGTTCAGGCCGTTGTCGGCGAACGCGATTGCGATGATGTTGCCGGTGTCGTTGCGCTTGGCGTTCATGTGATCTCTCCTCACTCCCCGGGCGGCCGTTCCGTCCGGCGGTGACACCACCATAACCACGAAAAGAGCAGGACCGGAAATTCCGGCCCTGCTCTGTGGTGCACCTCACTCGGTGCGGAACCCCTCCCCCGCGTCGGTCAACTCCCACCGCTCGACCCACCGGCCCGACTCCGTCCGGTACTGCCGCCACTCGGCGAGACCCCGGCGACCAAGGGCCTGACACGTCGTCTCGGAGGCGTACACGACCCGCACCCCGCCTACCTCCATCGCGCCCGCGATGGCCGCCGCCTGCGTCTTGTTCAGCTTCACGTTCACTCCGTCTCCCCGTTCGCTACTGGCCAGCCACGGCCGGGCCCCGGTACACCCGAGACCCGACCGAAGGTGATCACTTGCGAAGGTCGATGACCTCACCGGCCGCCACGTCGAAGATGGCAAGCTGATCGTGCATCAGACCCGAAACAATGGCCTGTGCACGGCCCGGCAGGTTCAGCGAAACGTCAAGGTAGACATGCTCACCGTCGACCCACGCACCGAAGAACGCCCGCTCATCCCGCGCCACCCGCGCACCCATGTCCATAGCGAAGATGGCGAGGTCGGCAGCGCAGAACAGGTCAAGCGGGATCATGCGCTCGGTCCCCTTGAGGCTCACCATGTAACCGGCGACCGGGGCCACCTTGCCCGGGGCCCAAGTGAGGCCACCGTTCGCGACGATGTCGGCGGCGGCGGTGCGGGTCTCGGTGAAGTTCAGCATCTCGTGTCTCTCCTTCGGTGTCCCCGCCGTCTCTCGGCGAGGGCTTCACTCAAACACAGAGCAGGACCGGAATTCCAGTCCTGCTCACGTGACGCGCCCCACACGGCACGCGTCCGGGTACGAAAAAAGGGCCCGCCCCCCGAAGGGAAACGGGCCCTGGCCTGCGGGTTTAGCCGTAAACAACCTCGCCGAGTGCCGCCACCTGCAACACCTCGTCAGCCGTGTTGGCGTCGAAATCGCAC